CAAATAACGCTTGCATCATCGGTTGAATGATTGTGATTTTAACAGCCATATCAGCAATCATTCTGGTGAAAGAGTTAAGGATATCTGAAAAACTTACTTCCGCTCCCATAACCATATCAGTCAGAGTATTACCAAACTCATCTCCCCAAGACATGATACTGGATTGCATAGTTTGATAAGCTCTATTATGTTGTAATTTTATTTTACTTATAGAATCAATTTTAAAGTCTCTCAATTCCTCCGCACCAATTTTACCCTCAGCAACTAATATATTATATGCTTCGGCTTCTTTTTCAAATTGTGCTATCGCAACTCTTGAGGCTGACTTAGTTAATGCCATCTTTTCCAGATTAAAGGACTTAAATGTTTCCTCTAATTCTTTTGCGGTCTCATCAGCAGCATTAAATAAATCTTCAATATTCTTTTTTATTTGTTTGGCTTCCTCACTCATACCTCCCAGTCCTGTACCTCTCTCCGCTATCAATTTGTTTATAAGAGGTATACTGCTAATCTGATTAGGACGTCCCTCTTCTCCCCCAAACTTTTCCCTATCACCTAATGCTTTAGGGTCAAACTTTAACCCTCTATTACCAAGACTTCTCCCTACCTTGCCAATCGTGTTCTTTACCACTCTTGCTATTGTTGTCAAATCAGCTGCTAGTTGAAGGAAGATATTAGCAATCTCTTTCAAAACCTTTGTAAATATTTCTAAATCCCCTCCTGTCTTAAAAGATTTTAAGAAGCCTATCACTAACCTAGTTGCTTTCGTTATTGCTGGTGCAAAGAATCCTCCAATATCAATCCCCATATTCACAAAGGCTTGTTTTGCCCTCCCTAACTGTTTCCCTAACGACTTCAATCTAACTTCTACTTCTTTATCAATAGAGCCTACGTCCTTCAAAGCTACACCATGAACATTTAATACTTTAGTCAAACCATTAAATACTTCTACTGCCCTCCCAGCCTGTCTTATACCTGTCAACTGTTGAGCTACAAATATCTTTTGGTTGTCATCAAGTAACTGGTACGCTTTCATAACCTCAAACAATATATCTCTACCACTCTTAAAAGTACCATCGAGATTCTTTTGGTCTATCAATAATGCTTTTAAAGTATCTCTGGTTCTAGTTTGTGTGCTAGTTAATCTCAACATAGATGTTCTCATAGCCACAGCTGCTTCACTCCCTGACCCGAACACTTCTATAATTGGAGTAAGTACGGCTGCTGTTTCTTCCATTGTGAAACCCATCAGTTTTGCAATAGGAGAAAATTGAGCCATACCTGTTGCCAATTCACCGAAACTCGTTGCAAATTTATTTGATACAGCATTAATAAGATTGAAAGCCCTCTGTGCTTCTGATGCTGGGGCTTTAAAACCTTTCAATATTCTTGTCAATTTTTGAGAAGCATCTACTACTGATAATTGACTGGCTGTTGCTCCCTTCATTGCTACCTCTTGTAGTTTGAATGCTTCCTGAACTGTGAAACCTGCTTGTTTAAAATTGGCTGCCCCCTGAAGAACCTCTGAAGCTGCCTCACCAAAGGTGTTTGATATCTCTTTAGTAATTCCTATAAATTGTTTAGCACTCCCCTCACTATCCAACATCACCTTCTGTAAATCGAGCAGAGCATCTTCAAACTTTACAAACTGCCTTGTAGCCAATCCTATAGTGACTCCTACAGCTGCCCCAAATATAGCCACAATTCCCCTTACTTTCCGAACCACTGCTCCAACAGCAGTAAAACTTTTGGTAGCTCTCCCAGAAAACCTTTTCAGCTGCCTTTCGGCTTTCTTTAACTCTCTTTGGAGTTTATAGGTATTACCATCTATTGTCACCATCAAAGTCCCAACATTAGCCACTTTGGTTATCCTCCTTTTTAACAAATTTAGTAGTCATTGCTGTCATCTGTTTTTTCATATATGCTACCTTATCTTTTTTAGTTTCCTTCTCAAATTTAGGCATAAAATCTTCAACCTTAAATGGTTGTGGTTGTTTCTTTGAATCTCTATTAACATTTGCTAATATACAACATATCTGTGCTGTCTGATAATATTGTTGTATTTCTCCAAACGGTTCTACACTGTAATACATTTCCCACTCCTTCACCTGTCTGGGAGATAATCCTGCTAATAAATAATCAGGATGCCATACTCCTAACGCCAGAGCCAATCTAAAATAGAATCTTCGCTCTGGCGACTTTAGTTTTTTGACATATCGTCAACATCATCTTTTGTTATCCCTGACAACCTTTGCCCTACTTCAAATATCTTATCCAAAGCGTGAGCTGATTTCTTACCAAGAGCTGATATATCCTTCTCAGTAAATAATTGATTTCCTTCCTCATCAACACAAACAGCCACTACTAATTTCGCTCTGAGATTTTCAAAAGTCCTTTTGTTTGTATCAATATTAAAGATAGACTTCTCAAACTTGTCTCTCTCTGCTCCTGTTAAAGTTCTTACAAATACATCTCCACCCCATTCTGGAATGCTTACTTTTTCTGTTTTTAAATCTTTTACTTCAAATATTTGTTCTTTGGTTAAGAACATAAGTCACCTCTTTCTTAATTAAATTGTTCGGGAGGGTTCCTCCTTTGGAGGGTTCCTCCATTGTTATAGTCCTCCATTATGATGTCTGAGTTATCTGACCATCAATTGATATTGTCACTGTCATAGTTACTTTGTCATCAAGTGGAACGTCCAATGTGATGTTAGTAACCCAACCTCCAAATGAATACTCTGTTGCAGCAGTATCTGAAAGTACTATAACATAAGTCTGATTAGCTGAGTTTTTTTCAAAATCAAAGTTGAATAAATCATACCCAGCCCTAGTGAAGTTCATATTCAAAGTAATTTCTCCACCATCTCTAAATCCACTTATCTTCTCTCGATACCCACCAGTAGAATCTAAAGTCGTAACATCTATAATATCTCTTGTCTTATTAAAACCACTGATAGAATTTATTTCTGCTACTGCTACAGAATTCCTCTTGAAAGTCGAACCTACTCCTGAAAAACCTGAACTTGCCATTCCTTCTCACCTCCCTTACCTGTTAAAAAATTATGCCGTTCTGTGAATCCTAAAATTCAAAGTCAGCGTTGGTCTATCGTTCTTATCGTATCCTAAAGAGATTATGTCTGAAGAAGCCCATATCCCTTGATACAATGTGCTATTAATAGTTGTATTCTTAAATTTATGTAACACTCCCTTGATTGTCTCCATTGTAGAATACGCTAAAGTATAAGTTGTACTCCTGACTCTCACCTGTATAGTTGGAAAATCGTTCCTCTCTGTACTTGATGCTGGTTCAAATCCTCCTGTGTCAAATATAGAAACTACAGCATCAGGTCTTGTTGGCTCTCTACTTACAAATAAATCTGTACCCTCTGTCAAACTCGTTGCTGAGGAAGAGAGTGCAAGTATTGCTGATATATCTACTGCTGGGCTATTCATATTATACTCGCCCTCCTTTGTATAATTTTAAATATATTTCTTGAATTATTCCTTAATGCTTGTTCTAAAAACTTAGACTGACCAACTTTGAAAGTTCTCCCAGCAGGAGCTTCATGTACATCTACAGCATAATAAGCTGTGTACCCAACTTCTGCAAAAGGTTCTGCCCAGCCTGTTCCTCCCTTTCTTTCTTCTACTATTTGTTTATGTTTGCTTGTAAGCCTATCAACAACAGCTTGCCCCCCTGCTTTCTTTTTCTTTACTTTAAATGAGCTAGCAGCCCTTGCTTTTGGAGTTTTATCCCCTCCCCCATAAACAATATACGCACTAGCCCTAAGATTGCCTGTGTCTACAGGAGTTATTCTTTGTGATTCTCCCCTTACTAATATTGCTGCCTCTAGCAGTCCTGCTACTGTCTTATTCTCTATCTTCTTTAAAGACTCATTTAATCCACGAACTACTCTATCTAATCCTGTTACTTTAATAGCTTTTCTTCTAGCCATTACAATATAGCCTTTCGTTCAAAGTCTGTCGCTTTCATATTAGGTGTCTTAATAAACTGTCTTATCTCAAAAGCATCTGTTACTGTCTTTGGGTCTGAAGTAATATCTGTTCCTAAAAATAGCCAGCCCTCTGAATCTAAATCTTGACTCACGAATACAAAAGCCTTTGATACATTCTCCCTGCCTGATGAGTCTATAAATGTTTCTGTCCTATCCTCCCACCTCCCTGTTATCTGTACAGGGTCTGCGAAAGTCTTTGTCCCGAACTGGTCTTTAGTAGGACTCCCCCAATACGTTATTGTCTGATTGTGATTTCTTGTTAAAAAACTCATGTCATATCTATGGCATCAACCGTATCCACCCTCGCTTTACGTCCACCCAAACTTGCTAATCTTCCTGTCGTATCTAACATTATCGCCTGTTGACCATAGGAAGTTAAATTCAAATTTCTTGCCTCCCTATCAGCATTACCAACATACTTAACCGTTGTTCCTCCTATCTTCTCCTCCACTCCTTGCCTCTCAATAGAACATGCCACTAAATGGGCTGCTACCCACCTCTCTAATTCTTTTAAGTGGTCAGTAGTTATTGTGGTCTCACTCCCTAATACTTCTGTTATCAGGACATTCGCAGCATTTATCTGTGCTGTGATTGTTTCAGTCGTTGCAATTAATTCTTTTACCTCATCACTATCTACTCTTGCCATTATATTGTCTCCTTATTCCAAAGGTCAGGACTAATAAAATCTTTTACCGTTTGTTCTTTCCACTCCAATCCCAACCATTCTATAATTGATTCTATATCTATATAATTTCCATCTATCATTTCTTGTGGGAAGACTTCTCTAATATTTAATTTGTTCTCATACATTTCTTTAAACCTCTTGACATGCTCCCTGACCCAACCTAACCAACCGTTCCTATCTTTATATTTAGACATAAATCCTGTCTTCATGCAAGAACTAATTATATCTTCGCTTCTCCTTCGTACTATAATCCACTTAGCATCTGGGAAAGCCCTATCCCATAAAGTCCACATCAGACACATCTTTGCTCCCTTATACATTA